CACGAATCACATCGTGTATCATACACATTGTCTTACCACCACCAGTAGGAACAATGACCTGTCCTAAGTCATTGTCTTCCATTGCCTGTAGTGCTTGTGTTTGATGGGGTCTGAGTTGCATAATTTCCTTTCGATGTACTTATTATAGCACAAGAATTACCCCATAGGGGTATCTTGTGACAGTTGTACAACTGGTTTCACTTCAAGTAAATTGTTCATGTCTAATTTTTATATTAAATGATACTGATATTCGATCATCATTCGATTTATTTTCTTCTACTTTGTGTTGTAAATGTGAGGGGAACATCAACATTGTTCCTTCCTTTGGTAGAAAATTGTATGTGTGGTAATTATTAGTTTGCCTTTTAAATTCGTCTGTATAAGAGAATATCTCTATAAAACTTGTAAAATCTTTTGGAGAAATAAAAATAATATCACCAGAATCTTTTGGTATTTTTAACCACAAAACACCTGCCAAATCACTATTAGGATGATTATGTTTTGTATTGTATGCACCTGTGGGATTTATATTTAACCAATAATAACTGTCTAAATGTATTTTATCATTAAATGCGGGTACACTTTTAAAAATATTAAGTAATAAACTTTCTAAAAAATTATCCCCTTTTACTGTATATACATCAGATTGCCAACCACCCCTGTTAGAGTTTTGTATATTGTAATTAGTGGACTCTCTTAAATTGTAAGCAAATTCAATGAGTTCCTGTTTTTTATTTTCAAATTCATCAATCTGTAGATGATGAAGTGTTAGTGGAAATAAATTTATATAATCATAATCCAAATTAATAGTTTCTTGAGTCATATGTCTAATCTATAATTTTTAATTTGTTTTTTGTCTCACTATATGCTTTCACAACTAATGATTTACCACCCACGTTCGGAGCACCCATATTGGATACATAATTTTTCCATTCAATCTGTTCAAAGATAGTGCGAACATAATCTTTATTTGATTTAAACAGATAGTGTGTGGTTGTCTCAGGTGTAACTACATCCATATCACAAACCCCTATCTTACCCCAATACTTGAGAGCAAAATCCCAATACTCTTGATTCTCGATTTGCTTTCTTACCTCTGGAAGTCTTGGAACATTATCACAAGTCAAGAACATTTCAAAGTCTTGATGTTTTGTTGGTGGTCTTTCTCTAATTCTAATGTCTTTATATCCCTTTGACTTCGACCACACTTGCATACAACAAGGAACATTATAGGGTTCTCCTTTGAATACAAAACTATTCTTAGGTAGTAACTCACTATAATACAATGAGAAAGACTTATCTAGTTGAAACTGTACCTTCCAAGATGTTGACCACTTTGCAGGAACTATAAAGGCAATGAGTTCACTAAAAGTTGCTGCGTGATTAAAGAAACCCTTTGCCAACGGATTCATATAACCTGTTCCAAATGGAGGGTTAGTAACTGTAGCAATTCTTATATTATTAGTAAGTGGATGATATGGTGAATTATATTTGAAAAAATCTTGCTTGATAATATTACTATCCTCTGGTTCTATATCCATTCCTACTGAACTCGATGGTAGATACTGTAATATATTTCCACACCCTGCAGCTGGTTCAATAACCATATCGAAAGAATCTAGTGGATAGTATTGATTGACAACATCCACGAACCTTTTAGCAATATCAGGGTGTGTATAAAACTTATCTAAATCCTTTTCTTTTGCCATATAATGCTTGCATTGATCCCATTATAGCAAAAAATCCCACCTTTTGCAAGTCGGGTCTTAAAAAAACATAGAGTCTCTAGAACAACCATACCAAAGGTATGTATGATTTTTAGACCTTTGACAAATCATATAGATATGCTATAATAATTGATATATCTTTTTTTTAATGGAAAGTTTAAAAGCAGAGACATTTGAAAAACCTTTCCCATATATGATTATATACGATTTTTATAATGAAGATGAATTGAAGTTAATATGGGAAGAATTAAATTTTTATACTAAACCAAATAAACTATTAGAAGCAAAAGATTATGGTGGAGTTATTGATGGTACAAATGCTAAAGCAATATGTCTAGACCAAATATACAAGGAACATCGAAATTTATCTAATATACTCACTGTCAGTCGTAAATTATTTAATAAAGATATCTTAAAGGCTATTCAAGAAATGGGTAGAGAATTTACAATCGCACCCTATGTAAATTATGATATTACTAAAGTAAGATACTATCATGATCAGGAATATTATGACCCTCATACTGACAGGATATATAATTTTCTAGGTTTTTCATATTTTTTTAAAGAACCTAGAAAATTTGATGGGGGAGAATTATTTTTCCCTGATCACGAATTTGATTATATGTGTGAAAACAATTCAATAATTATATTTCCTGGTTGGGTTAAACATGGTGTAAGAAAAATATCAATTAATAACTCAGATTATTTTGATGGGTATGGTCGTTATGCCATTACAAGTTTTTTTGGATGTGGAGATATAGAAAAATGAGTGAATTGAAACTGACAATATATGATAACAAGATACCTTTCACACAAAGAGATGTGATTTATAAATTTTGTTTAAATTCTACATATAAGTTGGGTTGGGTAGATACTAATGAACCACACAAATATGAATTAAATACTTTCAGTTCTTGGTCAATAGATGATTTGCAAACTTGTGGCATTTATCCTTATCTTGAAATGGCATTGAAGAGCACAGATTGGTTTACAAATACAAAAATCGAAAAAATTGTCGTAAATCTAGTTCGCCCTGATGATGTTCATTTCATTCACGGACATCCAGAAACTCAGGTTTTTTTATATTATGTAAATCTAGATTGGCAAGATGGTTGGTATGGAGAAACTGTGTTTTATAATCCAGATGATATTAATTCTATCGAATATACATCCTCATATATTCCTGGTAGAATAATATTATTTGATGGGAATATACCTCACGCAATTCGCCCACAATCAATTAATGCTCCAAAATATAGATTCTCTTTAAGTGTATTCTACAGTGTTGATAAAATTCTTAAGTAGGATTTGCATTTTGTGTGCCACCAATAAGACTACCAGCGTATCCAGATGTATCAAGTGTTTTATTTGAGGTTTTTACAATAGCGTATCCGTTTCCACCTGCACTTCCACCACCATACACACTAGGTCCCCATTGCCACTCACCTTCACCTGCAGTACCACCAGCTTCTCCATTATTTCCACCTAATGCTGTTTGCTCCGAGTCTGCACCACGACCACCTGCACCTCCACCTATATACCCACCTTCTCCACCATGATTGATATCTCCTCCAGCAGCACCGCCATTTCCAGCAAGAAGAGCTGAACCATTAAATCCATTATTTCCATCCGCATATGGATAACCATTGGGAGCAACTTCTTGACCACCTGAACCTGCTGGTATACCAGCACCTCCACCTCCACCACTGCCCTGTCCAACAAGGGTAGGTTTATTACCATTTTCAGTTGTGCCACTAGCCCAACCTCCACCTCCACCGCCAGCATAACCTCTCTGTATCTTTGCTCCTGATGTGCCTATAAGTTTTGTTGTTCCAACATATTCAATACCAATTGCACTTGTTCCATCTCCTCCATTTGGAACATTTGTTGGACCACCAGTACCACCATCACCACCAGCACCAGATATAAGACCACCATTCCTTACATTTATTCTTAAATCAGTACCAGTAGTCCAAGTTCCTGTCCTGAGAGCAACTACTGTAGTACTGTTTATTTTTTGAGATCCTATTTCTTTATTAACTAAAATGGTAATTTTTTTACCACCTGTATTTGAAGGAGGTGAATCTGTAGAGGTTGAATTATCACCACCTTTGGGACCAATTATTCTAAAATTACCTGGTTGTGATACTGCTGTATATTTATCTTTTGCACTGACACGATTTTGATTTGATGTGTAACAATCTACCAACACATTTAATCTTGAATTATAAAAATCACTGAATTTAATTTCTTGACTATCGACTGGGATGCTTCCATTCCCTAAAATTCCACAACCATCTCCATCAAGAGGGATCTCAGTTAATCCACCTATATTTAAATTTTCCATTCTATATCCACCTAAAGATTTCGTACTATTTTCTCCAAATTCATCAATTATATCTTGAAATCTTAATGGATTTGTTGGTGGATTTGCGTTTGCTGGATCGATTGCCATGACTTAAGAGGTTGTTTGATACCTAACTCTAGGATATTTAACTGTGGAAGTATTTCTGTTCTTATGTAGTTGTGCTGGACTTGCCATACCACTATCAGGTCTTTTCTTAGGAATAAAGGCATAACGATTATCACTATCACCTAATCCTTCATATGGTGATTGTTCTGGCAATCCTTGTGTTCCAACCTCTGAGAGAGAGTTTTCAATTAAATGTTGTAGTGCTTCTGCCTGAGTAAGATTTGGTTCTTGTTCTGCAACACAAGCGACTATACCAGCAACTTGAGGACCTGCCATACTCGTGCCACTAATAGATGCTAAATGATAGGAACTATTTCTAGGATCTTGTGCTGTAGAACCATAATTTTCAGCGGTAGCACTCGCCTGATCAAAAACAGCAGAAATAATATCACTTCCAGGTGCCCAAATATCTACACGACTACCCCAGTTACTAAAATTAGATTTATATTCTGCAACTTTAGAACCAATTGATCCTACATTAATAACATTATCTGCTGATCCAGGCGATGACCCTCTTGAAAAATAATAGGGGGTTGAACCTACTATCAGATTATTGTTGTAATCCTGACCTGTTGTAATTTCACAATTCCAATAACTATTTCCAGCAGATGCTATGACAATGACCCCATCATTTATAGCATCTTGTAAATCAGCATCAATAGATGCATTTCTGGCAGGTACTCTATAAAGAATACTTGCGTATCCATATGGACAAGGAATACCATTTGCCTCGAAAGCTGTTGCCTTCTGACTGTTTGACATCGAAGAAATATCAGTAAATGTACCTCGATAGTTTATACCGCTGAATAAAGAGAAACTTAAATTACCATAAGAGGATCCCCAACTGTTATTCATTACAGTTGGATTTCTTCTTCCTGTACTGGTATTAATTGGTTTGTTTTTATGAAAATAACGAACGTAATCCCACATATATTGAGCCCAACTACTTCCCCCGTAACCAGAGAGAGCACTTGAAAATGCAATATTGTAGATATTTGCGTCTCTTGCCCATCCTTGTGTATTGCCACATGCGGTTCCTGCAACGTGAGTGCCATGATTTTCATTTGGAGATGCACCAGAGGTACTATACGTATATGTTGCAGGAGTTCCAGAGTATCCTAAAGCAGAGCTATATTGATACCAATTAAATTGATTTACTCTACTACCACCAGTTCCATTAGGATTAACAGCAAACTCAGGATGATTAGGATTTACATGACTGTCAGCGATTACGACATCAACATTTTTTCCTGATGAAGTTGTATTAATAGTTTGATTTGATATCTCTGTTGTTGAATCACTTCCCCAACTTGATACGGAATCTCCTTTTATCATTCTATAGAGACCCCAGTTTTTATCATCAGTTTCAAGAGTTCCTGCAGTTTTTTCAAAATCACCAGTTTGTGTCCAATATGATACAAATTCAATACCTTGGTCTAATGGATTCAATTCACAAGCAAGCACTCTACTATCTTGACTTATCTCATTCGCTTCTGCCTCGGTAAGCATATAATGTGTATTTCGACTGATATTTCTTCTTTGTAATAATTCTACTGCCCTATCTGGAATATAAAGACTTCCACCTGGTGTCTCCATATCATCATAGAGACTTTGAAGATCTTCGTGAGTCTTACAGGTAACAATATATTCTTTCATTAATCCTCCAACTTAAGATAATGTAGAGTGACTTGTATTGGGTATGCACTGCTCTCTTTATTCACAACTTTAACATAAGTGTTAGTTGAAGGAGTACTATCATTGTTCCACCCAATTACACCTGGTGTTAGTATTTGTGTTGCAGAACCACTTGTAATTACTTCAGCAATCACACCAGAACCAGGTGTTGGGTCTGTAGTCTCTGCTCTACTTGCATCATTAGTTCTTGAAGTTCCATCAGTATATACAGTTACCCATGCAGCATAATTTGTTTGAATTTTTTGTAAAACATAAGATTTTGCTGTAGTCATATTCAAATCAGAAGCACCTCCAGATGCTAAACTAGAAGTGGTTGCTGTATCAGTGGTTCTTGATTGAAGACTACTACCACCTCCACCTCCACCGCCTGAAGCGTTAATTGTAATTTCATCACTTGAGTCATCTGTTGTAATTGTTACATTTGTTCCTGCAACAAAAGTGACAGTATCTTGTTTTGCATCTGCCTGTACAGTGGCTTGACCACTAACTGCAAAATTTGAGAAAGCATTCTGATTAACTTCTCCTCCACCTGAATTAGCTTCTAATGCTGTCCAACTACCACCACTATAAACTTCTAGTTTATTGGTGGTTGAGTTGTAAATAAATGCACCATTTTCAGCTGGAGTAATATTAGCATTTCTATCTGCAGTTGTTAAAGACGGGGGTATAATATACCTATTGTTTAAGGAACCAGCAGTTCTAAAATCTACAGCAGAATCAGGATTTGTTGTTCCAACTCCAAGACCGTAGAAACCTGCAATAGTATCTACAGTGCCATCAATTCCAAATACAGTATCAAGAGCAGCATCTGTATTAATTCCTATTCTGAAAAATGTTGAAACGCCAGCATTAGCATATACATTTCCATTTAAATTACCAGTGAAATTTCCATTTAAATTTCCATTCAGACTTCCATTTACATTAATATTTCCATTTACAGTTAAATTATTTTCAATAATACCAGAACCAGCAACAGAAAGAGTGCCACCAACAAACGATGCTCCAGTGGTTGTTGAAATTCCAGAAACATATAATGTTGTGGTTGGTTGAGTTTCACCTATTCCAAGACGACCTGTATTTGTAAGGGTCATTAATCTTGTAGACATCCCCTTATGCCAATAAAAATCTCCCTGAACATTACCAGAATTAGCACCACTTAAATGATAATTAAAATTACCAGTTCCATAATTAATTAAATCGAATGATTGTGCTGAACTGTATGGTGCACCAGAACCACCACCAAATCTCATTTCCGCATTATTTACATTACTGGTGCTAGATTCACGACCAACTGTTATACCTGCAATCCCTGTGTCACTTGTAACTTGAATTTCTGCGTTTCCAGTCTTTCTAACATGAATTTCATTTTGTGGATTTGCAGTACCAACACTTAGGCTAGATGTTGCAGTTATTATACCTGATGAATTAATACTACCTACATTATAAACTTCTGTGCCTGTTCCAACTCTTCCGTCTAATTCTTTATTTACTAATTCATAATAATTACTAGCGTGAGCAAAATATCCTCTACCAGTTGCATGAACATGAGCAAACAATCCGTGATATGTACTAGCATTGGGTAAAGAACCCATATTAGCATATAAGGATGGTATTTTATTTTCACCAGATATACCTTGTATAGTGCTACCAAATGTAGCTGGTTCTGAGACAACAAGAGAATCTAAATTAGTTAATCCATCAACATCTAAATTACCATCTAAATCTGTATTACCATTAACATTAAGATTTCCAGTAGCAGAAATTGTGTTTACTGTTATATTTGGAATACTAATTAATCCACTAGCACTACCAGATGTATTCTGATTACCAAGTACATTAACACCAGGAAGATTTATATCGGCAGTACCATCAAAAGATACTCCACCTACAAGTCTTGCAGTTTGTAATTTTACTGCTTCATCTGCTAAAGTTGCAGTGGTTACATTACCATCAAATGAACCAACAAACGATGTTGCAGATATGATACCTGACGCATGAATATTACCTACAGAACTAATACCTACTCCCATTTGTGAAGGTGGGAAACCTCCAACTTGAAATGTGCTAGTAGCGTTAGTTGTTCCAATTCCACAATTCTGTGATGTAAGAGCAATACCAGTATTTGAACTTACGAATTGTGTGCTTGGAAGATTTTGTAAATATTGACCATCACCATAAAATGTTACTATTCCTCCTCCACCTGTGCTTGTAACTACACCACTCTTTATACTTACACCCGCACCAATGATCTCTGTTGGGTTAAGAGTTGATATTGTTGCTACACCTGATTGAACACTGAAAAAACTTGATATTCCAGATACGATTAAATTCCCCTCAACATCAAGTGCTTCAGTAGGAACAGTTTTTCCTATGGCAACCAAACCACTAGAAGTTACTAACAGATTGTCTTCATCAACCTGAACACCGTTCCTAAAATTAAAACTCTTCTTAATATTCGCCATCAGTTATTTATTTTTAGTTATTTATTTGTTTTCAAGAGTATTAACTTTCGCAGTAAGTTCTTTCACTGCTTCAATTAAGACTGGAATTAATCTATCATAACGAACACCCAGTGTACCATCACCTCTCTTCTTGGAAACACCTGGTAATCCAAGTGCTTCGACCTCTTGAGCAATAATACCTGTGTCTAATCCACCTTCACCAAGTATACCAGCACCTGATTTCCAAGCAAAGGTATTACCAGATAATGAATTAATCATGTCAAGTGCATTTTGGATTGGTGATATATTTTCTTTAAGAGTCATATCAGATGAACTAAATGCAATGATATCATCAGTTGCTTCTACTTTACCAGTTACTTTTATTCCATCGTTAGTGGTTTCAAATTTCTTACTACTATTATAGTATATTTCTACATGATTATTTGTCGAATTAAAACATTTAATAAAATTAGGATTACCACCACCAAAAGCTTCAAAAATCAAATTTCCAGCAGATTGAATTCGTAATTCACTACCAGAAACTTGACCTGAATTAATATGCCTTACATAGCTGTCTGTACCATCATGCGTAAGAAGTAGATCATTTCCAGTTCCCGCTGTAATGGCTTTATTATCCATTACATTTATATTAAGATTTGTACCAGTCAATTGACCTGTAGAATCATTGTAATTTAAATTGTCGGATGTAGCGGTTGTATTAGTTGCACTATTAAATAAGATTCTATTAGCAGTACCAACAACATTTGTCGCTATATTTGATGAAGAAGAGTTTCCTGAAAAACTACCAGAGAAGGTTGTACAAGATAAAGTATTACTACTTGCATCGAATGTTAAAGTATTATCATCTATTGCTGCAGTAATCATTGGATTACCTGAAGTTTCACTTGTAACAACAATTTTTTGTATACCTGATGCTGTTGATAATTGAGCACCAGTATTTGTTAAGTTAGCCCCATCTCCGTAGAAATTAACACCGTAAACATCTTGAAAACGTAAACTTGAAGTTCCTATATCAAAAGTATTATCAGCACTCGGTTTTATATCTCCCCCTATTATATCTCCTCCTATATAAACGTCTTTAGCGATACCAACACCACCCTTAACAACCAAAGAACCTGTTGTGGTGCTTGACGAATTTAAATCATTGTTGGCATTTAAAATACCTTGGACGCTAAGATTATCATTATATCTTACAGTACCATTAAATGTAACTGGACCATCAAACTGTGATAATATATTTTTAGAGGTACCACCTTCAACAAGGAGTCTTTCTTTAACAATAACTTCATCAGCAACTATGCTTAAGCGATTGGGATCCTCACCAGTGATAGTTGGTACAGGAATATCAAACGTGGTTTGTTGTCCACTTGCTGATGATGTTTTAGTATTTCCAATATAGAAATCACCTTTATCATTCATACCAGTGTAAACAACGTTTCCACAAGATGTTTCTTGTGCCTGTGATAAGAACTCTTCTCTTTCACTTAATGTTCTATTCTGTAACTGTGGTAACGCAGTGGAGTAGTTACCTGGACCATAACCAACATATTCAAATGTATGTCCCGAAGCTCTTAATATGGAGGGTCTTCTTAATTCAATTGGTAATGGTTTTATCTTTTTAAGATGTGAGTATCGCTTATGAGTATTATTTCGAGTACCTAAAACACCACGAATAACTTCGATTGCTTGTCCAGCACCTAAAGTACTCTTTGCAACTCGCATTACCTCATCATTTACCTGTAGATAAGATCCAATAGGAAAACGAGATGTAATATTTTCACCAGTTGTATCACCATTAGGAAGCAAGATATTAATTGTTGTCTCCGACTTATCGATATCATCTGCCTCGTTTACAACAAGATAATCATGATCATAAACGGACATACCTCTTACACCAACATTTTCATCTCCTACACCTGATGCAGCGTTATGAGCAGATAATCCATGTTTTAAAATATAAACTGGACTTGTAACATCGCTTGGTGATGTTGCAGATATAGTTTCTTCTAATTGACCAGTTGTAGTGTTAACTGTGCTAGAAAGTGTATTGACAATAAAATCACCTAAATTTTCATTAGACGCATTAAGAAGTCTAAAACTGTTTCCAACCATTAAACTGGTTGCTGAGTTAGAAGTAATAGTTACAATCCCTGCAACAGAGTCATATATTTTAGAACCACTTTTGATACTTGACCAAGCACCCATATCAACAACTTGTTGACCATTTAATATTAAGTCACTTGCTTCCTTGTTAATAGAAATTGCATCTTTAGAAGTAATAGTGTTTACAGTATGATAAGAATCTGTTCCAGTTGAAATACCAGTGATTTGTACATAGTTTCCTGTCGCAGATGTTATACCAGCACTTGAAGTAACAACAAATGCACTTGCATTTCCACCAATACCACCACTTACTTCATCTGAACTATCAAAATATAATTGCTCCCCATTTCCATATGCTGAACCACCAGCAGTCATTGTAGCAGCAATGGCAACACCATTTTGAACTGTAACATCTGCAGTAGCACCATCCCAGTTACTATTAGTTGGAGAAGATGTATCATTCAATAATTTAACATTATGATGTGTTTTTTGACCTGATGCAGGAAGATGACCTGATCCACCAGTTAATGATGAAAGATATTTTATTGACCCAAAACCATGTTCCTTATCAAATGTAAGTGTTGCAACAGTACCAGCACCATTTAATGATACGGATGAAATTGTATTGCTAACATCAAATCCACTTAAGAAATTATTTGTAGTTTCTCTTGTAATACTTTTCTTTAAATCATTCGTTACAACAGAACCTATAGGGAAATTTTTGGCAAATGAATTTGCTTCAGGTGGATTATCGGTAACATTGTCACGATCATATTCTGGATATAAGTTAACAATATTCTGATTAAACTTATCCTCAGAGAACTCATTTGATGGGTCAACCATCTTATTATTTGAGTTTAATACAAATAAGTGATAGATACCATCCTGTACATTTTCAATATATGGTGTTATAACTGTTGATCTATAAACAAAAAAGTTTTCTTGGTTATTATTTCTATCAACTCTAGGTAGTTGATTATCTCTTACATTAGTTGTATTAATGAAAGTTCCAAGTGTATGTGCTACACCCTCAACATCAATGTTTGAATATCTGAATTCTTTACTATTATCCCTATCAGTTACAATAAATGTACCGTTAAATCCTTTATCATCTATTCCATTTTGATTTTGAGAACATTTGATGTTTCTAATAATAACTTGTTCACCAACATTTAAATTATGAGGTTTATCTGTTCTAATAACTGCTTTTGCAGGAGGACCACTCACAAGTACAGCATTTGATATGAATCTAGTATTACGTTCAAAATCAAAATTATTAGAAGTAATCTGTGTTTTTGTAAAGTCAGTATTTGAAGATACGTTTGTAGAACTTGAATCCTGTAGTACGAATCCATCACTCGGATCTTTACCATTTCTTAATTCTTTAGGAACAACATAACGTATTTTGTATGTCTTATCATCAAGACTACGATTATCCTCGTTTCTTAGAATGTAACTTATATCTGTATCAGCAGCATTTGCATATATTGATGAACCATTATGAATTGTATTTCCTGATGCTAATGTATGAATAAACCAACTAGCTCCATCATATTGAATTGGATGTCCAGCATCGTTTGGTTTTTTATCTGATACTCTACTAATAATATTAAATTCACCTAGATTAGATACTGAATCAATAAACACACCATTTTGTGCGTTAGTGAATGAAGATGCTAATTTAATTTCATCTGCTGCTAACTCTGATGCAACTGTAGTTGTAATTGCATAGTAAACTCTATGTGGATCAATATTTTCTGGTAGATTTCCTGAGTCAGATATAAGTCTTACAGTTTCTCCAGTTTCTAAATTATGATTTTGTCTAAGTTTGTAGAAAGATTTTTTTGAAGAGGTGGGAGAACTGTGAATACCTTTATATTTTTTCTCCGATGTATCTGTCGAACTAGATGTAGCTCCAGATGCACCATTTGCCATAACAATGGTTGCTTCAAAAGTTGAAGCACCCTTATCAATGTATAATTTTTCATTTACCTTCGCACCGATACGATATCCTTGAGCAAAATGTGATGGTGGTAAAGTTTCATCAGCATATCCAAGCAAGTGAGCTTTAGTTGATGTTGTTTCAGAGACATCAAGTTGAAGATATTCAATATTTTGATTTTCAGTTGTAACTGAACGTGGAGTGATAATTGATGTGGCAAATCCTTTATCATCCTTTGCAAATGCTTGTTTCTTAAATCCTTCAGCAGCAAGAGCAAATGTACCAAAGTTAGAGTTAGAGTTTGTTACGGATGCGTCAGCACCATTAATCATATTAAAATGACTATGGAAACCAATCGCAAAAACAGATACTATCTGGACAACAGAATCATTAGATACTTTGATATGAGTTGTGCGGAAACCTTTTCTATAGTTTGCTTCTTGATCTAAATGATATACTGTGTTTGGATTTGTTGATGATGATTCAGATGAAAGTAATTCACCAGATTGTTTTGAGAATACAATTCCATTGTATCTGCGATTTGTCTTATCATATTTTACGAATGCTCTATCATCTTTTTGTAGGGATACAGCAGTAAACTGTGCCACAACCATTGATTTAAATCCCGTTGCCTTCTTACCATCAGCATGCATACCTTGCATACCATATACTGAACGCATTGATATGTTAAAGATATATGGAGATGCACCTGATACTGTATCAGTCTCAACTAATACCTGTGCGTTTGCAGAACTTAATCCACCTATTTCACCAGCAGGTAAATTACCTCTAACGAATGGTAAAAGATAAGTAAATTTATTTTCGTTTACTACGGTTGAAACCTTTGTTGATATATTATAATCAGCAACATTAACTCCTCTAACTTTAATAGGAGTGCCACCTGTTAAATTATGAGGTAAAGCAGTTGTTACAGTAACAACCTGACCTGGTGTTGCTCCATCACCTGATTCAATAGTTGTAACATTAAGAGGATCTGTTGCAAATGCACCAACAATCTCAAATTCAGGTCTTTGTGGTGCAAAACCTTTTGGTGCAGAAGGATATTTTTGAGTAATCTCTCTATTAGCAGATGCCTTATTGTAAGCATTTGATAGTTTACTATAGTAAATATCTAAATCTGTAAGATCACTAAATTGAGATAATTTAGTAATACCATCTGCATATTCAAAACAAGTTAACTTATGATGTGAGAAGGTTGGTATTGATTTATTTGATGTGTTAAAATTAACAGGGTCTGTATATACTGTTTCTAATTCATTTCCATCAAAAATTGTAAACTGCCAGAAGTAACAAGCACCTGTTATACGAAATATTGCACTTTGCTTAACATTAGTGTCTGTTGGGTTTGGAACATATTTTGGTCTTATTTTTGTTTTTCTTAAATCCAATCCAACAATCGATGTACCTCTAGGTACAACAACACCACCATTTACACTATTAAACTTGTAAAGTATATTATCTTCTTGTGTTAAATCAAAATTAGAATCTAATGTAAGTGATAAAGTATTGATTGCTCCTGTTACATCACCACCTGGACTTACTGCTTTTGCCTGTCCTGACTCTGATTTAATACCAAAACCTGGTCTATTATCTATTAGATGTTCGCCAGGAAATAAAAGTATAGTTGTTCTCTCTATGAAGTCATTATCATTTCCTTTTAAGTATGAGAATCTAGCAGCTTCAACTAAAGCTCTCTGTATCGTTTTGAAAGGTTTGGTTAAGGAGTTTCCTTGATTTTCAATTCCATCGGTTGAATCAAGATCATTTGGATTCACATAAAGTATACGTCCTTCTGCGTTCTTTATGAAATTCTCTAACTTATTAAGAGGCATCTTTTTTATCTACTATAAAATTTGATGGCGAGACCATACAATACTAGGTCTATTTAGCTTCACAGTCGTCCCATTAAATGATTATTTATCTTCTTGAGTGACCAATTCCTTGTATATTATTGCATTTGGTGGAAGCAATTCATCACATACTCGTAACACTCTCATAAACTCATCAGTTGTATCACATTTTATTTCTCTAGTATCTGACTCACTAATTAAATAAAAACTTCGAGAGCATAAGTCTACTATGACATTGAGAACAAAATCTTCCATACTTAACTTAGGATGTTCTATTATATCATATGTATGAAAATTGTCAAATTAAGAATAAGGACTCGCTCCAAGTATACTTGTATCCCATTGTGCTTTTAATTCTGTCGCATTTGCAGCAGTAGTAATACCAGCAGCAGCGGGTGCATCTCTTAGTGCTTGTTTATTTGCCACAATTGTGGTTATACCTGCACTTGTTTCTTGTGCTATTTGAAATTGAATATCAAGTTCAGCAAGTTTTGGTTCTCTTGCTGCCCTTATGAAAGATTTATGAATTTCTTTGGCTTTCGCCATATCAATATCAATTCCACTTATTTCACCAGAGGTATATGTCCAAGCGTCCCTAAAACTGATATCAGTAGGAATTACTGATTTGTCTACTACGTATGATGTTTTTCCTGATGGTACATCTTTTGCCCGTATTTGTTCGAGAGTTAAACCACAATTGTCTGTTGGAAACATAATAGCGATGCGACCATCATCAGATTCAAAAATAATTCTTTTATCAGAATTTGCCATTTTTTTTATTGATTATTTATTAGGAAAAGACGATCACACTACAATAAGGTTGTTCTGCTTTCTGACTAGAGTTTTCAGTTTTGTAGCATATAAATCTTACATGGTTTCTATCACCACTATGGATAAAGGGATGAGTGTGTGCATATTGACCTGATACATTATACACTGTTCCTGTAATCGCAAAAGAAACTGCTTGATAATCTGTTACATTACCAGCACTATCCGTAAGTTGATTTGTATAATTAACTTGATAATCTCCAGTACCATGATAAGTATATGAACTTACATTATGATTACTATAGTTGGTCATAGTTCCATTGCTCGCTCCAGCAAAGTGAGCCCAAACTTTTGCTACAGATCTATTAATAATATTACCCCTAACACTTAAATCGCCACCAGTTTGAGGGTAATCATATATGTCTAATCTATTATTAGCTCCATTTTGTTGAATTCTTATATCAAAATCGTCAGTTGCAGAATTTTTAAAATCAATAAATGCATCACCAGTATATCTTGTAATTTCTATACAACCATCAGAAGCAACCAACTCAACTTTACCAGTAGAGTGACTCGCTAGAAGAGTGCCTCCATCCCAAGTTAAGTTTGATTCACCCTGTAAAGTATTTGCAGTTCCAGTCGCAGTTATAACGTGGTTATCAACATTACTGTTTATTGTTACACTTCCGCTGTTTACAGTTTCCCAAGAAACAGAACTACCTTTACCATTACTTGTTAAAACTTGACCTGTAGATCCATATTTTTGTGCATCAGTTCTAGTATTGGCCACATCTCCATTTCCAATATAAGCACCAGCTAATATTCCAATTTCTCCTGCCTTTCCAATACGCAATCTTTCTACTACTCTTCCTTGTGTATTGCTTGGATTGGAAGCACTATAATAACCATTTCCACCTGTTTGGAAAGTAATTGCAGAATAATCATCACTACTTGGACTTATTGCTCCACCACTAGTATATCCATTGGCATAATCCATTTGGATACGAGCATCAAAATCAACCTGATCTCCATTACCAGAAGCCAATTGTGATGTAAAATCAACATATGGACCACCAACGGGACTTACATTTCTACGCCTCATTAATTCTAATCCACCGTCCGCACGTACAACTGTTCTATTATAAGGAATACCATAAGTATCAGTCTTTGTCTGAGCCATAATATTTCCATCGCCATAAGTGCTGTTATCACTTGAAGATGGTTTAAGTATTAACTGAGGTTGAGTCGTTGATTTATGAAATTCTAGTCCATCTGCACCAGCAAGAGTGCTACCACCATCATTAAACTGAACTTGCTTATCACTTCCAGCAACTCCTCCACCACTGCCCGATTCACCTTTTTGTCCTTCTTCCCCTTTATCACCTTTCGTGGATGATCCTGGTTCACCTTTTGTAGCTTGCCCTGGTTCTCCTTTATCAGACGTTCCTTCTTCACCTTTTTGTCCCTTGTCACCCTTGGTTGAATTGTCAACACCATCTTGTCCCTTTTCACCTTTATCACCTTTTGTGGATGATCCTGGTTCTCCCTTCACTGCTGCTCCCGCTTCTCCTTTGTCGCCAGTTCCCTTTTCACCTTTATCACCTTTATCACCTTTATCACCTTCACCTAGTTCACCTTTTGAACCCTTCTCTCCAATTTCTCCTTTTTGTCCTTCCACGGTTGAATCTGCACCTTTATCCCCCTTATCTCCTTTCTCACCTTGATCACCCTTTAAACCCAAATCTCCATCATTACCTTTCTCACCCACCTCACCTTTATCACCTTTCTCACCCACCTCACCTTTATCTCCTTGTACACCTAAATCTCCATCATTACCTTTATCACCTTTATCCCCCTTATCTCCCTTAATACCTTTTTCTCCAACTTCGCCTTTCTCACCTTTTAGTCCTTCAATACCTTTTTCCCCAATTTCACCTTTATCTCCTTTAATTCCCTTCTCTCCCTTATCACCAGTTCTTGAGAAATTTAATACACATAGTTCTTGGTTTGAGGGAATGTTACCAAATCCATTTTGAACTCCTATGGTCACATAACCAGTAGAATTTGTAGCAGAAGTAATTTCAAATATTGCAAGAGTATTATCTGAGTTATCATTTGAAGTAACATACAGATAACCAGCTACAGCACTATTTGAATCATCCCATGCCAACAGTTGATCTAATACATTGACAGAATTAATTTCTAAGACATCAATATATAATTGATTTACATTACTCACACTTGTATTGTTAAATCGAAATATTCCTTGTCCAGGATCTCCATTTATAATAACAGTTGAAAATCTATATCTTAATCCTGCCTTTGCTCCTTGATCACCTACAATACCTTTTTCACCCTCATTACCCTTATCTCCTTCAACTCCTTTCTCTCCAAATCCTTTTTCCCCAACTTCACCTTTATCACCCTTATCACCTTTTTCTCCTTTATCACCTTTTTCTCCTACCTCACCTTTCTGCCCTTCAATACCTTTTTCACCTTTATTACCCTGTGCTTCAACATCACCTTTTTCTCCCTTATCACCCTCAGGTCCTTGTCCACCAGCATTTGCCATGACCCATTGTGAAGAATCAGCATCATCATAGCGTACAAATAAATCACCTGTATCACTTTCCCACCACAATTCTCCATTATTTGGATTAGTTGGAGGTTCATTACCAACTGTAACAGGTATCACAGTTACAGTCGCAGCAATACCAGGATGACCTGAAGGACTTTGTGCAGATACATTTGCAGTTACTGCTGCACCTACAAAATTCAATTGAGTGATACTACTTGCAACACTAACTTGTACCCCTTCGTCAAATATAGTGATTGCACCAGGTATCAGTCCACCACCTACAGGAACCCAAAATCTTTGACCTGGATATCCTGGTATAGCGATCAATTGATATTGACCGCCTGGAGGAGGAGATGGTCCTGCAAGAGGATCAGATAAATTTGGTTCTGCTTGTTCTAGATTAAGATAACTATACCGATCATCTTTAAGTTGATCTTGAGGTGTTCTCTTAACTCTACCGCTTAAATATTTTACCATAATTATGCAGTGCTATTCTCCAAGATACTTGCAATTAATTCCATTTCTAATGGTGCAAAATATCCACCTGAATAACTTTCACCAACGTTAACTACAAATGTATTAGAAGTATTGTAACTATTATTTTGTGCCCCACCAGAAACAGTAAGTTCAGCATCTGAGGCAGGATCTGTAACACGAGGATAACCATGTTCTGTTTCTCTATTGTCCATCGAACAAGTAAAGATAATTCCGTTGTCTATAATTCTTATTTTATCTCCGTTTGAAAGATTATGTGCAGATTGTGTTGTAATTAAAAGTTCTCCAGCTCTTAAATCATATGTTTCTACAATTTGTTGATCAGGATCTCTTGAAGAACCACCACCAAAATATACCGCACGGTCAACATTATATCTTGTTCCAACTTTAAAGATATTGTTCGATAATGAATTTGCTTGATTATAAGTATGAACTGAAGTATCTGATGAAGTTCCAATAAAAACAGTAACCCGATTAATATTTTCAACTGATGCCCTTAATATTTTACCGTAAGCATAATCTGGTTTTCCAGCATTTTGACTCTGACCAGAATTTCTTGGATATTTTTTAACAGCACTATTACCATCAAGTTGACAAGTAAATGCAAATCCCTCTTTTTCAAGTCTTACAGAATCACCATCAGTAAATCCGTGTGATGGTAAACAAACACTTAAATTACCAGTACTAGGAGCATATGTAGTTCCTTCTGGTGCTGCAATTGTGATAGTTGGTGCAGAGGTATAACCACTTCCACCACTTACACTTATCTGTGTAATCACATCATTTGTAATAGTTACGGTTGCAGTGCCACTACTTCCTCCACCACCAGATATAGTTACTGTTGGTGAAGCAACATATCCCATACCACCATCTGTTATGGTTAGATTACCAGTTAATGCACCAGCACTTATATTAGATAATGATGCAGTTGCTGTCGCAGTAGTTCCCGCTGATGAACTTTTCTTATTATATCCTGTAGGTGAACCTGATGCTGTTACAACTTCAACAGCAAGGGGTTTAGATCTTGCATAGTAATGGATTGCTGAATTATAGTAATGAGAATAATCTTTACCACTGACTCCAACAGGAACTGATCCACCAATATGAGAAGTAAATGTTTTTGAAGTACCAACAAATCCTTGAATAGATTCGACTGTATATGATTGAGGTGGATCTGGGAATATATTTGTAGTAATACCTGTTTGTCCTGGTTTACAGGTAAGAGCGATTCCAGTAAGAGTGATTGGATCACCAGCTTTAAATGGATGAGGTTCTTTTGTGTTTATAGTAACGATACCCGTCGGTTCATCATAATCTACAAAGGTTATAATACCAACCTGTTGTTGAACTCCTTCGATGAAAAGTTTATCTAAAATTAAAGGGGTTTTTTCAAGAACCAATCTACCATCTACTATTATTGCAGCATCATTTGGTGGAACCTCTACATTTTTTATTACTCTAATTTCTCTTTTATTACCTGTGCTTCTTTGTGTTCTCTGTTGAGTAAATGTGACTTTTGGAAATGTTGTACCAGCACCAACGTTAGCTACCTGAAGATATAATAAAAGTGCAGAAGTTCCAGTTGGTACCTCATAAAGTTTTTGTTTACCAACTGAGACAGGAACTGCTACAGATATAAATTTATTGACTGGTGCTATCGCCATTTTAGTTTAATGCTAATATTAGAGGAGTAAGTTGTGCTTGAATCGCTCTGTTGAAATCTCTTCCACGAATAGTTGAAGTTGTTTGGTCTATGGTAAGTCCATCACCAATACGGAAATTACCCTTTTGGTCTGTGCTTGTAAACGGAACTTGACCTCCGTTAATTGCAACTACCTCATTTTCAGGTATAGGAGCTCCTGCCTGGAATGGGTTAGCTGTATTTATGTCTGTACCTGCACCGATATATTCAAATGAATGTGAACTAGTGATGATGCGACTCAATCTAACAAATTCAACTGTCACACCAGACGTAATTGGATATGGAATAAACTCATTAAACACGACAGTTGATAAACCAACCACTGCTGATGTTTCAGTTGCTTCACTGACAGTAAATAATATTGGATCCATATCAACCACTAACTGAGCTGATCCACCACCAGAAATATTTACATTCAACGTCTGGTCTGGTAAAAAATTACGACCACTGTTTATTATATCAATTGATGTAATAGTTCCTGCTGCACTGACATTAGGAGAAAATTCAGGTAATATTGATTCAGGACCATTAGGCGGTTCACTCAGTGTAACTATAGGAGGAGCAGCAGCAGTATAATCACCATCATTACCACCATTTACAACTCTTATTCCTCTCACTAATTCTAATGGTTTAGTAATTGATGATGTGGAAGAACTATCAGCATAATTATTCATATTCAAATGAAAATATGCTCCTTGTCCATCAAAAGGAGTTCGAGGATTATTTGACATATCTTTTGTATTTGTAGATATAATTCGATCAGCACCACCTATTGTTGATGTGGATGTAGTTCCATCAAATTCTATATCACCAAATCCATCTGCCATCAATCCAAGTCTACCAAAAGATGAGTTTGAGTTTGTCAAATCACATTGTCCACCAGATGTTGCAGCAATACCTATATCAGAACAAATTGTAAATATAGAAACTAATTGTGCATAAGCATTGTTTGATAATGATACACCAATACCTGCTTCATTATATTGTGTAAATGAATCACATACCATTGATTTTAAATCTTGACCCAAATCATTTGTACCTGTGAAAGCAGCATCTGCATGATCTCCATTAATTTTCATACCAATACTTTTTGACATGAAATTGGTACAGTTACGAACATAAGGTGAACGCCACCTTCCAGCAGAACCCTCATTTGCTGGTCCTAAATCAGTAAAACCAGTTACTGCTTGGAAAGCAAATCCAGCAGATACATCAGCAGCGGTAGGTGGAAATGCTACAGCACCACAATTAGAATGATCATCATTAATATTAGCACCTGTAAAACTTAAATTCTCGATTAAACATCCTCTTCTAACGTGGAAGAAATCCTTATTTTTATTTTCTGGTACCAATAAAACTAATCTTAAGTCTTCACCATTTATAGCAACATCATCTCTTAAACCAATAGGATTATTTTCAAGATAAGTTCCAGATCTTACTCTTATTGTATCTCCCTGCTGTGCAATCGCTGCAGCAGCTCCTATTGTATATTTTGAATCACCCTCTAATAATCCACTATTCGTATCACAACCATTTTTTGTAACCCATATAGTTCTCTTTGTTTGAACTCCAGATGGTCTCCAAGAAACACCCATTCCTACACCACTCGTATCAAATGATGATAAACGATAATCAGTCTTACATATTCCTACCCCGTTATTACCAAAGAAATCAATGATGCGTTTATCTAATTCTAAATCACCCGTTATTTTTGCATCTCCTGCTACATCAAGATTTTCACCTATAAAAACATTTTTGCCAATTCCCACACCACCATCTATGACAGCAGCACCAGTTATTACACTTGTAGACTGTGTTTGATCGTCTACATCTAATCTTCCTGTAATGACTGTATTTTGTCCAACGTTCAAATTAAGAGCAATTCCAACACCACCATCTACTACAGCAGCACCAGTTGCAATATTGGTTGATTGTGTAGTATCATCTACATCGAGTCTTCCCTTAATTACTGCATTTACACCAACATTTAAATTTTTCTCAATTCCAACACCACCTTCAACTACTAATGCACCTGTGTCTTTATCTGTACTATCTGTTGTTCCTAAAATTTTAGTATCATCACCGACAAATAATTTTTTAACAATTCCAACACCACCATCTATTTGAACTGATGCAGACGTTGTGCTTGATGCATCTAACGTACTGTTGAATGTGGTATTTCCATCTACATCGAGAGTGTTGTTTAGTGTAGTAGCACCATTAACATCCAACTGAACTCCAACAAAGAGAGTGGATCCATTGAAAGTTAAATTAGCATCATCTTCTATCTCCCCACCAGCTCCAGCAATAACAACACGATCATTTGTTAAGTCTTCTACTTTGAAAGTATTTGCCTGACCACCAGCATTTATGTCAAGAAGACCATCAGTGGTGGTTGCTTCAAGTGTAGTACTACCATCTACATTAAAATCAGAATCAAAATCAACATCACCAGTTGCATGTACAGTTCCAGTTATGTCTAATTGAGTAGAAGGATTATTATTGTTGATACCAACTTTAGACATCCTATAGATGTCATTTGAACCAACATATCCCCATAAATCTTTGGTTTGTATATCTACTATTTGAGTTGGGTTTGATGGATTCGGTATAGGTACTAAAGTATCATGACCAGTACCTAGACTGTCTATCTGTTTAAAATTAAAAACTGTGAATGATTGTGCAGCACCAACTAGAGGAATATATTGACCTTCATCTTGAACAAATACACCTTCAGTAAATGATGGTTCAAAAGACACCCATCGAATACCAACTTCATCACGATTTAAGAAGAATCCATTTCCACCAGGTGATCCAGCAGAATCATAAATATTTCTCGCTATATGAATACTTCCATCAACATCTAATTTTAATTCTCCTTGTGTACTACCATCATACAATGTATTGTTCTTAGCCCAATCACCACCAACACTTGTAGTACCAATACCAACTGTTCCTATTCCAGTGACTACAAAACTATCATTACCCTGATTTATTTGGAATTTATCTACAGGTTGAGTAGTCCCAATACCCACATGACAATCATTAGTAACAATAAGACAATTACTATCTACCTGAAATTTTCCTACAGGTTGAGTGGTTCCAATACCTACAGCACCTAAATCAGTAACATTAAAAGAAGTTTCACCAACACCTACTTGAAATCTATTATCAGGTTGAGTTGTACCAATACCAACTCGACCTCCAACTTGACCATCTAAGTCAGATGTGCTTGATATTGCAACAAATACTGTACCAGCAGCACCAACATTATGTCTTTGAAAAACAGTTAGGTAATCAGTTTCAATGTCAAAGTGAAATGATGTGCCAATGAAAGTTGATAGTCCACTTACAAATAAATTTTCGTTGATTGTGACATTTTCAAAATCAACATTAGTAAAATCTATATCTGAAGCATCTATATCAGCATATAGTGTCCCGTAAACATAAACATCATCCAAGAATTCGGTTTTTTCACCAAACTGATTTGCATCCGAATTATAACCTGGATTTGTAACTTGACCTTTTTTAAATCCTGGCATCAGCCGAACCCTCCAGAAGAAAATGCATTAGTAACAACATCTTGTCCAACTTTTGTTCCAGCAAATGTACGTGCACCAAAAGTAACACCTCTGGGTGCAAGGTTTCCTGTCAAAGCATTTGTATTTAAATTTGGAGTGTCTAGAAATATACTATTCGATCCAATCAATGTTAAATTTTTTGAAGATTTTACAACAAGATTATTATCTGCTTCTACTGTTATATTTGTACCTTTTATTAATATATCACCATTCTGTTCAGCAGTTATTGTGACATCACCATTTTTTCCAACAATATTAACACAGGTTCCACCCTGTTTAGTTACTCCACCAACAATTGTTAAACAATCATCATTAAAGATATTCATCTGACCATCTTCAGTCATTCCCCACAAACCAGTCTGGTTATTCTGCTCCATGATTTGTTGGTACACACTTCCACCACCAAAACCAACAGTGGGATTACCCGTGTTAACTCTGAAATTGGGTCTTTCATCAAAGTCCCATAAAGCCCAATTTTGAAGATCTGGATTTATTGCCATAGTTATATTCTCGTATTAATATTTATTAGTAACCATACCCACCGCCACCTGATGGAGGAGAACTAGGTGGTGAAGATGGAGGAGAACTAGGTGGACTCTCTGGAGGATCCATAGATGGAGTGCTTGGAGTTGAAGTATCTGTTGTTTCAGTTACAGGTGATGACTGCTGTAAAGTAACTGTTGTGGAGGTAGAGACTCTTGCAGTTGACGATCTACTTTCTGCTGGTGTGTCATAAATTGTCGAATGAGCAGTAGTAGTATGAGCAGCACCAACCATCTTTGCACCTGTAGTGGGATGAACGTGGAAAGATCCATAATAAGGTTCACCATTAATATATCCTACAATACCATCTCTCGGAGTGATACAATCAATAACTTGTTTTGTCTCACCTTGATATGATGGTCTCGGAGCAATTTGTGGTTTTATAATTGCACCAAATCCAGTAGTTGATTCAATGAATAATTTTGGAAATCCACCTACAGGTACAGGTACAACATTAAATAATGCTGCATTAGGTGGTATTACATTTAATATTCGTCCTTGTTCATCTAAAATCTTTTCATATTCATTTCCAACATTATCGGTAATTCTATCATTTGCAGTATAATTTTCACCTGGATTGATAACTGCAACATGATCAACTGTATATTCATTATCATTAGAATTTTCATCAATTACAGGATAATTTTCACCAGGTGTTACAACGTAAACATCAATTACTTGTTGATATGTTGGTGACGATGGATCATAATCAATCACTGCTCTTGCATGTGCACCATATCCCTGATCACAATTATCAGTGACTTCAACTAAAGGAGGAACAGTATATCCTTGACCTGGATTCGTTAATTTAATTCCAATAAGACTACCAGTTTGTTGTGCAAATGCATCACCCACCAAAGCTCCTATAATTGGTTCTGCCAATGAACCTTCACCATCTGCTCCAAATAATTTTATCTGCACCCCTCTACAATTTGATGGAGGAGATGCTTTACAATCTCCAGTGTAATTAGGATCACTAACATCACTATTCATAAAATCAAATTGACCAAATCCAAGTAATGAACCAGCGATACCACCAGGTGCAGCTGCTGCTTCCTGTAATGATTGAGCAGCATTAGCAGCTGCCATTATCATTTCACCTGTTACACCTGGTGCATTCAAAGGACCCTTTCCTAAACCCCAAAGACCAGTTTTCATATTTGCTGTACCTGGTGCAACACATTTAATTGCCTCCTGTATTCCAAGTAATCCCTCTGCCTTTCCTCTCAAATCATTTACTAAATTAAATCCTCCCAATATCTTACCAACACCACCTAACTCAGGACCGAGAGCATCACCTATACCATTCACAATTTTGTTAAAAATTGCTCCTGTAAACTGCTCAGACATACAAGCAGTTGAATTTTGAACATTATCCAAATATGACGTTAGTAATGATCTTACATCACCCAACATAGTATTACCAACTGCCTCCATCACGCAAGGAAATTTCTTTTGTAATGCTGCTACAGGATTTACCATTGCTGTTTGTGCTGCTTTACCTGCTTTTTTTGCAATCGCTGTGTTTTGTGTTGCTGCGAGCACAGTCGCAAATACATTTGAATATAATAAATCAAGTCCAGAATTTAATTTTGGAATGAGAGATGTCATTGCAGTTTTTGTTAAATCACTAGTAAATGAATTTGATATACTCGTAATTTTCTTAGAATAATTTGATATTATTTCATTTTTTTTAGAACCTATTGCATTTGCGTATGATGGTACAGCGTTCTTTAAATTATTTGATATTGCAGTTTGTGCTGGTGTTCCAGCAAAAGATACAACTTGACCCATTGCATCTGATGTTGATCGAAACTCTATACCTGTTTGTTGTTTTAGATTATCAATTAATTTTTTGTCTGCATTGATAACTGGTGAATTTGTAGATGTACTATCATCACCAGATTCATTTTTTATAATTCTCTTATTTTCAGGTGTTGTTTCTGGTGTATATCCAGAGAAAGGGGTAAAAGGTGATGGTGGTTCTTTGTTAACAACATACTTTGAATTACCTATTACACCAAAGATGACTGGTTGTTGTGCATCATCTCCATCTAAAAAGAAACCAACAACAATATCACCTTGTGTAACACGAATTTTCTTTTTTGTTCCTCCTTTTCCTGAACCGTGATTAGTAGGAAGTAAAACAGTTGCCCAAGGTAAATCTTCATCAGCAAGTTCAATAGTATTTTGAGGATGATACCCCATAATACGAACTTTTACACGATTACCCCAAGCATCTGGTCTTTTATTAAATTGAAGTGCCCAACTTTTCGCAGGTGGTATTTGACCAATCCACCAACGGAATCCATCCTTACCTAGAAAATTACTTTTTAAGAGAAGATTTTCAATCATTTATCCTTTTTACCCGTAGTATCTCTAATCAATTTCAATTTTGTAAATGAACCTTTATTATCATAATAATGTACTAGTTCCTTAATCATATATAGACCGCTTTGTTCATCATCTCTTACTTTAACATCATTTGTCGTAATTTTTGCAAAGTTCATTTGAATAATACTTCCAGCAGTGAGTTGAGTATTCAATGGAATAGTTGCTGAAAGAATTTGAGTAAAGATTGTATTATATCTCATCATCGCTTGTGAATGATATTCCATAGGATCAGCATTTTTCTCTCTTGATTTTGCCTCTTTCTTCTCAGTAATTCCAAAATCTAAAACACCTGTCATATACCTACTTGGAACATCACCCAAACTTTTATTTGATTTATCCACTGGTGGTAATAATATTTCAAAGTCTTTTCCAAGATTTTCCATTTTTTTAGCATATTGGGAAACTTTGAATTGACCTTGTTGAGGTGTAGTGAAGGTACTATCAATAGGATTATAATACATTCGATAAGTACAATATGCACCCTTTTCTAAATTTTCAATCATTTTTTGATTTCTTATTGTACTGAATTCTAAAATTTTATAATCCTTCATAGGATCTTGAGTATCTACAATACCAGGTGTATAATTATATTCAGTTGGAAATGGATCTTGATTTATCAAACTATCAACTGATCTAAAATGATATCCCAAATAACTTTCATAGAAAAAATAACCTGCAGTTGCACTACCACCCGACACATTACCTGGCACAGATTTTGTTGCTAACCATGTTAATAAGGTAAATGGTTTTTTCAAATTACCTATAAAACCATAAGGATTTTGCGTCTCATCAACATCTACATTTTTATCAGACAGTAAATATTTTTTAATTATTTCTTTTACACTATCAGATATAGGTTCCGATGATGGAAATTTTTTACCTACTCTTGATGTTTCATTTGTTATCGCCTCTCTTGAAACCAAATTTATTGTGAATGTTTCTCTCTCAGCATCAACTAAAACATTAGTAATTGATGCAACATATAGTTCATTATCATTTTGTTCAGTAAATTCTAATCCTGGTCCATCACCTGTTGCAGGAATTTTTATACTTACTTTTTCACCACCATTTAATGGTAGACCATTATACACTGAACTTATTTCATCATCTTCATCATTAATAACATTACCTGTATTCACAATTATTGCTTGTGCAGTAATCATAGGAGATAATACATTTTCAAAATAACTGAAAGTAATAACACCTGATGACAAATCAACAGTTTTTGAACCATCATTTGATCTTATCTCAAATATTTCATATAAACTTTTATCTTGTGCTGCCATGTCTTATTTTAGGAGAATACTTTGGAAATCTAGCAAAGTCTGTTTACTATTATGAACACTCGAAACTATTTTTTTCATTTTTTTCGACATTGAAGGAATCTGAGCAGTTGATGTTTGATTTTGATTATTAATAATAAAAGTTGTTCTTGGTTTTTTTCTTCCCTTAAGATTATTTAACTCTTTTTTTACAGGTATAATTGATTTTACAAGTTTTTGTGGTGTAATTGATTCAGGTTCTAATTTTTCATTATTTCCTTGTGGCATACTAAATGACCCACCTGATGCTGATTGACCACTTGTCTTAGGAATTGGTGCTTCTTCTACACCATCAAGTTCATTTTCTAGTTGCATATCCTCATCACTCATAGTATTGACACCTTCAATACTTTCATCTTCAGTTTCAGTATTTACAGCAACCAAATCATCATCGATTGTATTAGTTCCTTCAATATTTTGATCTAATTGATTACTTGGAATTATCGTACCTTTTACATTAGAAGTAAGAATCTCAGATCCTTCAATATTTTCATCTAATTGATTATTTGGAATTATCGTACCTTTTACATCAGGAGTAAAGATTTCAGGTCCTTCTTCACCAACAATATATGGCACCTTGGATTCAACTTCACCACCCATTGATTTACCTTCAATCGGTTCAACAGGTGAGTCCCCAGCTGCTTTTTTTGCTACAGATTTAATTTCTTCATCTGTCATTTTAAACTCAGACGAATCGATTGCTCCTATATCTTTTGCAACTTGTCCTGCTGATGCAATGTCTTTATCTTTGGCAAATGATTGAACAGCCTCAGTAAAATCCCTATTCAATTTTGTTAGATTTGCCTCAGTCTTATCTATTGTTTCACGAATATTTTTATCATCTTCACGGAAATCAAAACGACTAAATGTTGACAAAACATTATCAATACCTGTTCCTAGAGATTCAAAGAAATTTTTCATTCCATCTATGAATCCAGTAAATACACCAACTACTCTTGTTATCAATTTGAATAGTTTTTGGAAAGCATCAATAATTTTTGGTAAATTTAATAATGCCCATCCTATAATTAATGTTCCAACAAAATCTAAAATTCTTCCTAAAAATCCTCTTGTACTTTTTTGTATAATATTTCCTTGTCTTTTTGTAACACCTGTTATGCTCGTTGCCTCAAGTTCATCCTCTCTTTGTTTTCTTAGAACATTTTCTCTTCTTCTCTTAAAAAATTCTGCATCTTGACGTATTAATTTACTTTTAAATAAATTTGTTTTTCTAGTCTGTTTTAATAATTCACTTGACTGCCTTCCAATAGAAACTAAACCCTCAGATAAACCTGTAATCGATTTACGTATTGAATCAACTCCGATTGATGATTTTCTTAGTGAATCTCTCCTTGATCTTATACTCATTATCAACTAACCCCCGTTAAAGCTGTTGCATACATTGTATGTGGATTATTATTATCAAATTCTATTGCGGGCAAGGTGACTGACTTACCCGAAGGATCTGATTGTGCTCCAGAAGATTGATTATTTTTATTTCCTGTGTTCATATTTACTACTTGAGGTGCATCTTCATCAAAGTTACTGATTTGATTTGCAACTTCCGTATTATTATTTTTTGTAGGTGTGATAGAATCATTAGAACTTGTAAAATCTTCGTCTGTTAAAGTATCTCCTACTTTTTTATTAAATAATTTTATATCATTTACACCAAATGCTTTCATTAACGTTTTTGACAATCTCTTAAATGCTTCTTCACCTAAAATACCACCAACTATTGCACCAACAACTGGTATTGGTATAAGTGCCTGTCCTAACGCAGCACCTGCAAGAAACCCTGCAGTAGCAGCTGCTGCTGAAACTAAACCACCGTCTTCACTAGTAAGTTCAGTAAAAAAAGTAATAAGTGGTCCAAAAATATTAAGTAATTTTGAAAATAATTTCCCGACCCCCAAATTCTTCAAACCTTTCAGTTTTGATAAAAACCCTGATTTTTTTGTAATTTCTTTTCCTGTGCCTGTTGTGACTTTGGATGATATATCTTTGGAGAATTTTTTTGTCAATTTCTCAGTTGCTTTAACTCCTACATCATCTGCAGAAGAAGATAATACTGCTGTTCCCCCTGCTCCTGCACCAATTGTTGCTGGTACTTTCCCTTTTGAGAATACCTTTTTAATATTTTTTGTTAAATTTGGTAGAAATTTTCTGGTTGGTGCTGGTTTTAAAGCTGGGGTAGCAATTCGTGCTCCTGTTGCAACCTTTGCTGCTGTTGTTACTTTATTAAATCCAGGTATAAATTTTCCAAGTTTTATTCCAACAACTGTTGCTACTATTTGTCCAATTATACTTTTTAATCCTGCTCCTCCAAAGAATCCTAAACCAAGACCTGCAGCTTTCTTTACAAGACCTGCAAGTAGTGCTTGAACACCTTTCAATCCTACTCTCAACATACCACCAAATGCCACTCTTGCAACATTTCCTGCAAACACACCTAATATACCTATAACTTTTTTTATTCCAACTGAAATTGCAGTAAACGATCCTACAATTACTGTTAATCCAACTATGAATTTTGTTTTTAATCTGTTTATTTTATCAACATTTCCCTCAGACATCGCCTGAAGTAAATCAATTCCCGTAATTGTTAACCATCCACCAGCAAGTGTAAATAAGAAATTAGTTAACCTACCTAAAATACCCTGTGTTTTTACACCAATCCGTTGAACAGGTTGAGTTAATGATGATTGTATCTTATTTTCTAACGCACTTTCCTTTCCTTCTCTTAACCCTTGCTCTGCTAAAATTCTTTCACGGTTTTGATTTGCTGCTTCTCTCTGTCTCTCTAATTGTTCGTTTAATGCTAAATTCTCTTTTACTGCTTTTAGATTAAAATCTAGAACAGATACTTGTCTGGATATGTTTTGTAACTGTCCAGATACTGATGTTAATTGTAATGACTGTTGTTGAAGTAAGGAAGTAGTAACTGGATCTGCCTTTGCTTGTCTAGGTGCACCAAGAAAACTAGAAGAAATATTTCTTCTAACTGCTCTTATTCCTCCTGATAGTGGTGATCCAAACTCATCCATTACGTTCTTGTTGTGCTTTTAAATTTTCCTCTTCAATATATTGTTGGAGAAGTGAAACATAAATTTCTCTCTCCCACGGAATCATATTCTCAAGTTCAGTTAAACTATATTTATGATGCTGCATCAAGGCAAAATTCAATTTATAGTATGACACTAAATCCTCGTGTGCCATACTTATCCGAAAAAACTCTGCAGCCCCTCTATTGTAATCTCACTCTCAACCTTTGTATTTGGATTCATGACCTTAACTGTATGAGAAAGTTTTGGCATAGTATCGAAAAATTTCTCAATATCTTTAAATTGAGATGAATTCATTTGCTCTAAAAAGTCAACTAATTCTTTCTTTGTACAATCTTCCTGAGTCCAAGATTCTTCCTCTGAATAAACTTGATCAATACACGATGCAATAAGTTCAAAAGTATCATCTACTTTAATATCACCTGCATCAAAATTAGATTTAATAAACTCATTTAGAGATGGATATCTCATTTTTAATGTAAAAGTGTCGTCTAATTTGATATCTGATTTGTGGTCTTTTGATTTTTGAACTTTAATAGAATCAATATTAATTGACATTGGTACTTGTGTTTTCCCATCATCAGGGCAAGTAACCATCACTTCAATCTGTTCTCCAACAGATTTACCACGTACATTTAAAAACAAATATTCAATGTCAAAGGTAGATAGTTTTTCAACTTTTATCCCTTTAGTCAAAATACAAGATACTAAAATACTTTTTACAGCATTCGCTATTTGTTTTTGATCTTGAGACTCTAAGGCAATAATTAAAATCTTCTCCTCTTTTACAAGAAATGGTCTGTATTTGATCTTTCTATTTGATGAGGGAAGAACCAACTCATAAGTTGGTGTTGCGATTGTTGGTAAAGGCATAATATTCTGAGCACTTCAGTGTGATTATTTATAGTGGTTTTTCAAACGTTAAATGTGTTAGATGTTCCAGAACCTAAATTCGTTCCACCTAATGTTGATACAGCACCATTTGGATTACTACTATTATTTGAACCTGCTCCAGAGTATGGTAAATTTGAATTACTTACTCCATCTCTTATTATACCATATGCATTCTGATTTAAAATATTTCTACTATTAGCAACACTACCACCATCTTTAATAGGATTACCTCTTAAACCAAATATTTCATTAAACGCTATTCCCAAATCTCTCGCTAATGAAGATGATTCACCACAAATATACCTATCAAAACTAAAAGATGCAGATGCCTTTAAAACCTGAGAACCTTGATAAGATACTCTTGTTGAATTTAATGCTAATGGAAATAAACCTATGAAACGATATTCTAAAAAACGATTGTAGTCCCTTTCAAACTTTACGATTTTTGTTTCATTTGATTTATATTCTTCAGGATAATTAAGTTCAAAATGATAAGCATCACTTGTTGGATCAGATACTGCACCTGTTATATACTCAATCCAATGTTCTAGAAATTTCATCGATTTATATTCATTATCAACATAAAATTCTAGATTGATTTGAGTAAAGTTTCGAGTATGTGCAAATCTTTCAATTACTCCTTGAAAATTACCACGAGTATCAACTGATGCTAAAGCACTGCCTGGTAGAACTGCATTACTACATAACAATCCTGCATCTTCTAAAATAAATCTATCATTTACACCTTTTCTTCTTAAATGTGAACGCAAACTATTTCTCTCAAAACTATGAGGTAGTGCAAATTTTACAATATAATGTGAAGATTGTGCTACATTTTGAAATCTTGGTAATAAATCAGATATTGGTCTTGGTCTTGGTGCTGGCACTCTAAATAAAATTACATATCATATGTATTTAGATGTCTTATAAGGGAAAATACT